GCGGCTTTTCTGTGAGACAGGCTCACTTTCTAAAAGGTAGATCGCAATGACATATCCAACTGTAGTGAATGGCATGGACTTCCGTGAGCTGGTATTTCTGACCGGCGCGGAGTCATCAACTGACACTTTCAAAGTGGCGCTAGCGTTTGGGAAGGATCACAAAGACGTGCTGCGTAAAACCCGCGCCGTCATCAGCCAGTGCTCAACCGAATTTGCAGAGCGCAATTTTACGCTTTGCCATGAAAACAATGAGTTACAGAACGGTAAGCCGCAGCCTTTCTACCAGATGACGCGTGATGGCTGGACTATGCTGGTATTCAGCTTTACCGGTAAGGCTGCAATGGCATTCAAAGAGGCATACATAGCCGCATTCAATTGGATGACCGACATGATCCGTCAGGGCGTAGCAAACCTTGAAGCAGAGCGAAATGCAGCCGTACTTGAGTTCATGAAAGAGAAAGATGTTGCCAGCATGTCAGGCCGGTTGCTGAACCGCTGGGGAAGGGTGAAGAAGCCGCAGCTGCTCGCGCGTATTGAGCGAATCGACCAGCACGGGCAAATCACCATTCCAGGCTTACCAAAGTGACCATCACAAGGCGCATTTGCGAGTGCGCCTGATGATGGTTGGATAGAAAATTGTTCTACTATTTTCGCGATAACTCATTAATTATTAAGAGTATATAACGCAGAATTTGTATGATTTTATCCAGCTTTTCTACCGGAATAATAACGAAAGACACGACAATCAATAAGACTAAAAATATTGCGATAAGAGGTTTCATTACCTGCTCCAATTTTAGATAGAGCAAGTAATTAGTGTTTTGAGTAGAAGCCTCGGCCGAAAAACAGGCACTTTATGAAATTATTTTTCAGCCGTTTGAAATATAACGTGATTTAGTTGGAGTGATAATGTCTGATACCTACCGCATCACAGTAACCACCAAGTCAGGCGAAACCCACATTGGCCTGATGAATCGCTCACAACCTGAAATCGTAAACGGCTTCATTGGTGTTGCTCAGGAAGATGGCGCTTGGGTATACCTCGCGCCAGATGACGTGCTCAAGATGGAGTACATGCCTGAGGCAACCGAATCAAGTTGAAAGGTATAGAGCAGCCCCCTGCAGGCCAAAGCTCACGCAAAGAAACAACATCCCGAAACGCTGCATGAAAACAATGCGCTTATTATCCTTTGTTATCTGCTTCGCAATTTCATCGTAGTTATCGGGTGCAAACATTCCTCCTGGATATGGCTTAAGCACGTGACCGTTTGAAAACATAACGAAGCTTCCAACGAAGCCAAATAAAATTGCTGCTGCTTGTAAGTAAGTAGTAGTCATCTAACCTCCGTTCAGAGAAAAAATTATGGCATCACCAGACTGGGAAGCCATCGAATCGGCTTACCGGGCCGGTTTGATGTCTATCCGCGAAATAGCTTCACAGCATGGCATAACCCATGGGGCCGTTAATAAGCGTGCCAAGCGGGATGGGTGGGAGCGAGACCTTAAGGCTAAGATAAAAGCCAAGGCCGATGCTCTGGTATCCAAACGCGAGGTATCCAGACAGGTATCCACCGAAACGGCTACCAACGAGCGGATACTGATTGAGGCTAACGCCGAGGTGATCGCCAACGTCCGCATGGAACATCGTGGCGACATCCGCCGCGCCCGTAACATTGCCAGCTCATTGTTTGGTGAGCTTGAGGCTGAGTGCGCAGACGTGCCGGCGCTTCATCAGCTTGGCGAGCTGATGCATGAGCCTGACGATAACGGATATGACAAGCTGAGCGAAATTTATCACAAGGTCATCAGCATGCCAGGGCGAGTGAAGTCGATGAAAGATTTATCCGACACCCTCAAAACGCTGATTGGCCTTGAGAGACAGGCATACGATATCGACGGCCCAACCGGCGACGAGTCAACGAAGAAGCTTTCCGATCTGATGGATGATTTAGCCAAGGGGTAATCATGAAGCCAGAACACATCGCACTTCTGCGTGACAAGCTCTGGCGCCTGAATAACCTCTACTGGATCACCGACAAAGAAGGCAAGCCGGTACGATTCAAAATGACGCCGGAGCAGCTCGAATACTTCGAAGGCATGCACACCCGCAACATCATCCTGAAAGCGCGCCAGCTCGGCTTCACGACTGAGGTCTGCATTATTCAGCTGGATGCTGCATTGTTCGAGGCTGCGAAGTGCGCACTGATCGCCCACACCCTGAACGATGCCAAGCGCCTGTTTCGCGAAAAGGTGAAATACGCCTACGACCGGCTGCCGATAGAAATCAGAGCTGCCAACCCGGCAAGCAATGATTCAGCGGGTGAGCTGGTATTCAAAAAGGGCGGCTCACTCTACGTCAGCACGTCATTCCGCGGCGGCACGCTGCGCTTCCTGCACGTTTCCGAGTTCGGGAAGATATGCGCCAAGTTTCCTGATAAAGCGCGTGAGATTGTCACCGGTGCGTTTGAGGCGGTATCAAGCGATTGTTTCACCACTATCGAGAGCACAGCTGAAGGTCGCGCGAGTTACTTCTTCGACTATTGCCAGACTGCTGAGAAAGCTCAGTTGCAGGGTAAGCAGCTTTCTAACCTCGACTGGAAGTTTTTCTTCTTCTCCTGGTGGAAGAATCCACTCTATGCAATCGACCAGGTAGAGCCACTCCCGCAGCGCCTCACCGATTATTTTGATGATATCGAGGCGAAGCAAGGCATCACCCTGAACGAGCGCCAGAAGGCGTGGTATTACGCCAAAGAGAAGACGCTCGGCGACGACATGAAGCGCGAGTATCCATCGATACCGGCTGAAGCGTTTGAACAGTCTGTTGAGGGCGCTTACTACGCTAAGCAGTTCCGCTGGCTCTATACCAACAAGCGCGTTGGTGAATTGCCGGACAACTCTCACCAGCTCGTTCACACGTTCTGGGATATCGGTGTAGGCGACTCCACCGCAATCTGGTTCGTGCGTGAGGTTGGTGATGAATTCCACGTCATCGACTATTACGAGAACAGCGGCGAAGGCTTGCGCCACTACATGAAGGTGCTGAAAGACCGCGGCTATGAATACGGTGACCATTGGGCGCCACACGATATCGATAACCGTGAATTTGCTGGCGATGGTAAAAGCCGCAAGCAGATAGCGGCTGAAGGCTTCGAAATCGACGGGCAGGTTTACTCAATTCGCTTTAAGGTCGCGCCAAAGCTTGGCGTTGATACCGGCATCGATTCAGTGCGAGAAATCCTCCCTAAATGCGCCTTCGACTCCGCTAAATGCGAGCTGGGAATCTCTCACCTTGAGGGGTACCGCAAGGAGTGGGACGACAAGCGCGGCTGCTGGAAAGATAAACCACTGCACGACTTCACATCGCACGGTGCTGATGCGTTCCGCTACTTTGCTGTAGCGAAGACCAACCACAAACAGACCGGCGCAATATTCTTCTAAGGAGCTCATCAGTGAGTGAACTAAGCAACGGGGAGCAATTCCTTGTGAACGCCCTCGCTGATGCTGTGGGCCGCCAGCGCATGATGTATGGCGCCAGAAATGGCAACACCAAGCGCACAAAGCTGTATGAGGAGTTCGGTTATCCCGACGAACTTGGATTCGACCAGTATTACCGCGCCTATGAGCGCAACCCGGTAGCCTATGCTGCTGTGCATAAGCTGCTTGAATCGTGCTGGACGGATAAGCCGACGATTATCGACGGTGACGAGAACAAAGAATCGACCGAAACCACGCCATGGGAAAAGGCGGCAACCAAGCTGCTGAGTAAGCACTGGGCAAAAATCAAAGATGCTGACCGGCGCAATCTGGTAGGCCGGTATTCGGCGCTGCTCATCCAGTTCAAGGATGGTCGCGAGTGGAAAGAGCCGGTAGATACCGCCGTAGTAAAGCGGCTGCGTGATAAGGCGATCGTCAAACTCATCCCTGTTTGGGAATCACAGATTAAGCCTGGCAACTTCGACACAGACACCATGTCGGAAACCTACGGCGAACCGGTTAACTACCAGTTCAACGAGCAGCCAGTGGGTGACGATGGCACTTACGGCCCGGTGCGCAGCGTTACGGTTCATCCCGATCGCGTCATCATCCTGTGCGAAGGCTCAGAAGATGAAAATATGCTTTCCGGCGTGCCATTCCTCCGCGCTGGCTACAACAAGCTGCTGGACCTCGAAAAGATATCCGGCGGTAGCGCTGAAGGATTCCTGAAAAACGCCAGCCGCCAGTTGGGCATTAGCTTCGATGCGCAAACGGATATGGCGACCATCGCTAAGATGGCGAAAGAGGCCGGTTACGAAAACCTCGGCGAAGCGATGAACGACAAGATGATGAAGCTGAATCGCGGCACTGATTCGGCGCTGGTCACTCAGTCTGGCACCACATCGGTGCTGTCAGTTGCTGCTGCCGACCCGGCGCCAAGCTGGACAGTGACAGCCAACGAGTTCGCATCATCAATTCAATGCCCGTTCACCATTCTGTTTGGTCAGCAGACCGGACGTCTCGCCTCGGATGAGGATAAAGCAGACTGGGCTAAGCGCTGTAACGGTCGCCGATGGGGATTCCAGACGGCAGTAGTGCAAATGCTGCTTGAGCGGCTCTGGAATCTTGGTGCTATCGACGCGCCAACCTCAGGAGATGTCACTCTAGCATGGTCTGACTTACTCGCCCCAAGCGAGAAAGAGAAGATCGCCAATATGCAAGCAATGGCCACTGTTGCAAAAGACACGCAGCAGGCATTCGGCACACCTGCGATTGATGAAAACGAGGTGCGAACCGTGGGTGAGCTTGAGCCACGCAAAGCGCCATCCACGCCTGACCCAAACAAAAAGCTGAACGATAAGGACCCGCTGAATGACGACGATGCCAGCGAGAACCCGAATCGGAACGCCGATAATTCCCCGCAACAAAGCTGACCCGACACAATCATCCCGTCAGGTTGGCAGGATGTACCGCGACATCGATGACCGCTACTACCAGATTAAGCTGGCGCTTAAGCAACTGTTCGATGAGCGGCTAACCGGTACCGATCGAATCGGTAACGCCTCGCATGCGGTTTACGGCGATGTGATTTACCAGGTGAATGCCAGTACCTACATCTACGACATGAGTGCCGCGCAACTAGCTGACCTGCTGCAGCGTGTACAGCTGATATTAGACGATCACCTTCTCGACGGTGGCAGTCAAAATCTGTGGGCGCTGAGCTACGTTGCTGCTGAATATGAGCGTGGCACCCGGCAGGCGTTCACCAATCTTTCTGTTCAATCGAGCATCTACGAGCAGCAGACCACGCTGGCGCAGCTGCTGAGCAGTCCGGCATATCAGAATCAGATAGCTGCGGCTTACGTCTCCACCTACAGCGACTGGAAAGGCATCAGTGACGCAGCTCGTGCTGACCTGGCTAATGTCGTTTCGGACTCAATCGGTCGTGGCGTTAACCCGCGTGAAACTGCCCGCATCATCAGCAAGCGGCTTGATGTGTCGATGGCGCAGGCCAAGAACATCGCGCAGACCGAACAGGTTGGAGCGCTACGCAAAGCGCAGTGGCTTGAAACGGATTGGGCCAAGGAAAGGTTGGGGTTGAACACTGCCATTCTCTGGCTATCTGCACTGAAGCCTACAACGCGCTCATGGCATGCAGCCCGGCACGGACACACTTATACCACAGAGCAAGTGGAAGCTTTCTACGCTGAGCGCGGCAACCGCTATCACTGCTATTGCGCTAATGTGCCGTGCCTGCTGGATGACAAAGGGAAGATCGTAAATACCGGCCTCGTTGACAGGCTGAGCAAAGAGCGCAAGGAGTGGCAACAGACCACTTAACTATCCATCCCATGAGGACACAGCATGAAGCGCAATCGCGTTAACGTGCTGACCGTCGTCAACTCCGCTTCAAACATCACCACTGAAACCATCGACGGCAAACCACACATCGTGGTTCGCGGCATCACGCCCGTTGTCGACGATATCGTGATGAACCGGAAGTTGTACCCGGCAGCAGAAATTGAAAAGGCGTTTAACACGCTTGAGCGAAATCCGATGCCGTTCGGTCACCCTAAAGTGGATGGCAAGCACGTTTCGGCTCGCGATGTCCGCGCGGTAAATAACTATCACGTCGGCGCATGGCTGCAGAACGTCACCCACGTTGACGGCAAAGTCGTTGGTGACATGTACGTTGACCGCCGCTATGCAGAAGCCAGCGACAACGGGAAGCGTCTGATTAACCGCCTGGATGAAATGGCAGCCAAGGCCAACGTTGAGCCGATCCACATCTCAACCGGCCTGCTTTATTCCGGCATCGCGGCTAACGGCGAGTCGAAGGGCAAGAAGTACAACGAAATCGCCACCAACATGATGTTCGACCACGTTGCGGTGCTTCTCGATGAGGCTGGCGCCGGAACGCCGGAGGAGGGCGTAGGCATCTTCGTTAACTCCGATGGCACAGAGCAGGAGCTGGAAGTAGTCAACCTGTCAGAAGGCCAATCGCCCGATATAGATTTATCCCAAGACCCCGCAATTAAATCAATTTTTAACCAGCTAAAGGCGTTTTTCAGCGCCAACAGCAATTCCGTCAAAGAGGAAGCAAACCCGATGAAAGAACTCATCACCAATGCGCTGAAAGCGAAAGGCATCGACGTTGAAGGTAAGTCCGATGCTGAGCTGATGGACGCTTACAACCAGATGGCCGCCGATGACGCGACAGCGAAAGCTGCAGCTGATGAAAAGGCTAAGAAAGAGAAAGAAGAGGCTGACAAAAAAGCCAAAGAGACCGCCACCAATAGCGATGAAGCGCCGGCATGGTTCAAGCCATTCGCCGAAAAACTGAGCACCATCGAAAGCGGCCTGGCGGTTAACTCTGACAAAGAGAAGGGCGAAAAGCGTGCCGCCGTGAAAGCTAAATTTGGCATGACAGATATCGCCGTGAATGCGCTTGACGGTGAGCCGCTGAATGAACTCTTCGCTCAATGCCAGACCTCCATCGGCCTGAACAGCTCTCTGCGTCAGGTCAACACAGATAAATCCCTCAGCGAAATGCCGGAGTAAATGATGGCTAAAGATGGAAAGCACGTAATTCACGCCGGTGGCGTATTCCCCAACCCATTGCTCAACCGTGAAGGCGCTGCTGCTGCGGCAACTAAGCCCGGCACGATCGGCTTCTTCGATGCAGGCAAGTTCACAGCTTCGGTAGCAGGTAACGAGCAGGCGATTCTGTATGTCGCCAACTACGACTATCTGCGCTGCCTGACAGTAGACGACAGCATTCCTGTGGGCGAGTTGGTTGTTGGTATTCAGCCGCTGCAGGGCATGTTCCTGAACGTCCGCGCCGCTGCCGGCACCTACAAAAAAGGCCAGCCACTCTCGATCGTGAATGGTCAGGTGAAGGCGCAAGCCGGTGATGAGTCAATTCGCTGCTATGTCGAAGAAGACAAAGCCTATACCGCTGCCGCAGGTGACCTGCTGCGCGTTGTGATTAAGTAAGGAGCACCTGAATGTTTGTATTTTCCCGTTCCCTGGGCGAACGCACTGGAAACCTCGAGGTTAACCAGTCTCAGTTTGCCGAGCTGCAAATGGCGCGTAACGAAGGTGCTCAGGCCGCCGCCGATTTCATCGGTCGTGTCCGTGGCGTCCGTGAGGATGCTGGCCGACTGGATGCGGTTAACGCTGTGGATGATATCCGCCGCCTGTATCGCGCTTTCGATACCACTGTTCTGGCTCAATTCGAGCCAACCACTCAGTTCACGTTACTGAACGACCTGATGCCGCTGTCACGCTCTGTTCGCATTGAGCAGTCACGTTACGACTACGCGCGCACCGGTGGTCGTGGCTGGGCTCACACATCAATGTCCGGTCAAATTGGCGCCGCGCTGGATGCAAAGAGCTACACCTTTGATGGCACGATGGTCCCGGTGCATGACTCAGGCTTCAAGTTCACCTGGCGTGACCCGATCTTCAACAGCCCGTCGGCTCTTCAGTCTCAGGCAGATGCGCAGCGCGGTTCTGTCGAGGACGTGCAGCGTCAGTACGTTGACTACATGTTCAACGGCTTCCGCGACTCTGAAGGCAACTACGTTAAGTTTGATGGCCTGACATGGAAAGGGCTGAAGGCAGACGAACGCGTCGCTCAGGTAACGCTGACGTTCAACTTTGCTACCAGCACAGATCCGGTTGCGATGCGTACCAATGCTATCGCACTGCGTGACGTAGTTCGCGTGACAAACAGCCAGTACGCACCACAGACGTGGTATGTGTCCGCTGAAATCATGTCTAACCTCGAGCGCTACTTCGATGTGAACGCGACTCGCACCGTTTTGGAAGAGTTCCTGAAGCTCTCTGGTATCGCTGGCATCAAAGAAGATGCGCAACTGTCAGGCAACGAAATCCTGATTGTTCCGCTGACTGCAGGTGTGATTGCTCCGATCGTTGGTCAGGCTATCGGCACTGTTGCCGACCCGCGCCCGTTCTACAACAGCGATTACATCTGGCGTACATGGGGTGCTATGGGCCTGATGGTTAAGCAGGACATCAACAACAAATACTCTGTCATCCACGCTTCGAGCTAAGGAACAAACATGGCACTCGTAAAGGTACTGGTTTCAAACCTCTTTGCCGGTGCCGGTTTCCAGAAACTGGAAGCCGGTCAGGTTTATGACGTAGATGATTCGGTCGCTGAAAAGTGGATCGCTCAGGGTAAAGCCGAAAAGGCCACAGAGAAGAAAGGCGAGAAGCTTACCTTCGAAGTGGCTACCCCATCCGCGCCGGTCAGCACGGACACCTCTGTGTTGCAGTCGAAACTGGATGAGGCGCTGGAGCAGCTGAAAACAGCTCAGGATGCAGCCGAAGCTAAAGACGGAGAGCACGCCGCCGCGCTGGAGCAGCTGAAAACAGCTCATGCAACTGAGCTTGCTGCCGCAAATGACCGTGCAGATAAAGCTGAAGCCGCGCTGACAGCAGCAACCAAAAAGGACAAGTAATCATGGCAGTGCAGATAACGGCAGCGCAGGTCAAAGAGCAGTTATCTGCGCTGGGTTACTCCATCCCGGATTTCATGATTGATGCCTACCTCTGCAAGTTGGGCAGTATAAGCATGTGCCTGGAGGCGGCTGGCTACGATGAATGCGACATGACATTGATTCAGGTGTACGCCGTCACCCTAATGGCTATCACCGCTTTCAGTCAGCGCATCAAATCACAGTCAGCGCCTTCAGGGGCGTCCCGATCGTTCGATTACAGTGGCGACGTGAAGACGATGCGCAACACTCTGGCGGCTCTGGACACATCAGGGTGCACCACGCTGCTGCCAATTGACGTTGGCACAAGCGTTGGCTTCTTCGATGTGATTGGTGGCTGCTGATGGAATGGCTACCTGCATCTCAACCGCCAAAACCGTTCGAGCGCGTGTGGGTGAAAACTTCAAACGGCCGGCAGACAACCGGCTACGTGAACAGCGGCGGCGAGTGGGTGATTAACTGCCCGCACATCGCAGCTGAGAAGCCTGCAGTGACCAGTTGGAGGAAATGACATGTCATCTTTAGCCAATTGGTCATACACCGCTCAGGCGACGATATGGAAGCTCTCAGGCGAAAGCAATGATTACGGCGACCCGCTGTTCGAAGCGCCACTGGTGATCGCCTGTGATTATCAGGGTGGGCTTTCCAAACGCCTTGGTGACATCGGCGGCGAGAAGGTGGTTAAGAACACCGTGTGGACAGAGTACGCGCTGGCTGATACCGGCGATTACCTGCTCATTGGCATTTCTGCTGAGCCTGACCCGATTGCGGCCGGTGCCGATGAGGTGATGCAGGCGATCCGCTATGCAGACACCTTTGAACGCACAGCAGACGATTTTGCGATTATCACTGGAGTGTAGCCATGGGCGTGAAAGTAAAAGGCATCAGGCAGGTTTCACGCAACTTTAACGGCGCTATCGATAACATTCAGGACCGGCGCACGGTTAGGGCATTAACTTCTGCCTTGATAATCATCGGCACAGAGTCTGCAGCCCTGACGCCCATCGACACAAGCACCTTACTCAACTCCCAATTCCGCGAAGTCGTTGTACGGGGTGTGAGAATCACCGGTCGCATCGGCTATTCAGCGAATTACGCAGCGTACGTGCATGAGGCGAAGGGCATACACCTCGGCAAGCACACTTTAAGGCCGGTGAAAAAGGGCAAGAAACGGGGCTCACGCGGTTATATCTGGGATAAAACAGGCGAACCAAAATTCCTTGAGAAGGGTGCCGAGAACGCCATAGACCAGGTGGAAGCGGTAATTCGCAAGGAGATGTCCTTATGACGCCTCCTATGTACAAGCGCGTGCTCAATTACTTCTCCGATGCTGGATTGACGTCAGGGTTTACGACTCAGTTACTCCTCTGGAACGACACCGGCAATCAGGCCGATAAGTTCATAGTGTTTCGCCCTAATGGCGGCGGCTCGATCCGGAATCAGCTCGGCGCTGATTACTACGTCATGGTTGATGTGATTGGTGCTAAAGGCGGAAACGCCATGGTTGATGAGCGCGTCAATGCAATCATCGATTACGTTCAGCAAAACCCAATGGTTGACGCCTGCGTCGGCTATCTGGAAAACCTCGGCGGCATTCCTGCCCCCGTCCAAACAACCGAAGGCAGACTTGTCTATCGGCTTCAGTTTGTTGCCACTTTCGGCAGCTAAATAAACGTCAAAGAGGAATTACCCCATGGCTGATTGCCAGAACAGCAACGAACGTTTGTTCGGTGGCGCCGTTGTGCTTGAAGTTGCCGATGGCTGCAGCGATACGCTGCCGCAGGAATCGGAATGGAAAGCGCTGGCTGCCGGTACGAGCAAAGGGTGGGACTTCTCACCAAACACAGTAACTTCCGACGCGGATGATGGTGGCGGCTTTGTTGAGAGCATCATCACCAACTCAGATTTCACCATCAGCTTTGAAGGTGAAGTGCGTAAGAAAGGCAAGCTGGACCAGTACGGTGTTGGCCGCTTCATTAAATATTTCGCAGGTGAACTGAAAGCCCGCCGTCAGCCTGGCATCTGGGTGCGCATGGAATACGGCGAAGTGACATTCCAGGGTTACATGGTCATCACTGCGTTGAGCTCTGATGGCGGCACGAATGACATCGTTACCTTCACCACTGAGTTCAAAGTCGGTGATGCAACCACCATTCAGGTAATCGACACCGATGAAACCGTGCCAGCGACCGGCGTGACCGTTACACCGGCTACCGCTTCTCTTTCAGTTGGCGCGACCCGCCAGTTGACCGGCTCAGTTCAGCCAACCGATGCAACCGATCGCACCGGCGCATGGACGACTTCGGACGCAACCAAGGCGACAGTGAGCAATACCGGCCTGGTCACTGCGGTGGCTGCAGGTTCTGCGACCATCACGTTCACCTCGACCGATGGCAATTTCACCGGCACTACAGCGGTTACAGTCACTTCTTCGTAACCATTCCAAAGGGCTGGCTTCAGCCCTTGATAATGCTTATGGAGGAAACATGACGCCACTGAAGGAAATCGGCGAGTGCGTGATTGGCGACGGCGAGAATGAATACTTTTTCCGTCCGTCGTTCATCAACATGACGCGAATCGGTGAGCCAGATGAAATCGTTCAGGCACTGTATGACCTGTATAACGATGAAGTGGGAGAAATGATGCGTAAAGCACTCACGGCGTTCGGCACCATCCCCGCCTGGCTGACATCACACCTCGCTTTGCCGCAATACAGCAAGAAAGCGATCGTCACCGCAATGACTGTGCTGCAGGCTTGCTCATCACAGGACGTCTCAGCGCTGACTGGAGAGATTGTGCCGGGTCGTTCTGGCAAGTGGACATTCGTCTATCTTAAAGGACGCATGGCGCCGGATGAAATGGTCATCATTGCCCGATCGCTAATGGCTCATGGTGTCATCGGCAAGGCCAAAGTGCGCAAATTGCAGCGTCACGAAGGCGCTCAGGCGTCCAGCGAGTTCAACGCATTCGAGTATATCAGCGCAGCGCGTACACATCTTGGCATGAGCCGTGAAGAGGCGGAGCAGCTGACGATGACCGATTTTCAGTTGCTGCTGGCTGCTAAGTATCCTGAGCAGAAGGGCTTCACGAAAGAAGAATACGATTCGGTTGCTGATGACTATCTGGCGAAAAAGGCGAGGCGACTGTCCGCTAAAAAGTAAATGATTGTAAACGTATTTTCTTGATAACGATTGATGACAATGGTTGTGACACTGAATTAAAAATAGGTGGGTTGTAGCAATTCGTGAGAGCTGGTTTACTCGAGCCAGCTCTTTAACAATCAGGATTCGTTAAGCTACTTAGTAGGGTTATCGTTATGTTTTTCTTCTAACATCGCAGAAACTTTTTTAATTGACTCTGAGAACATAGTCGCCATGTTTTGAATGCTACTACTTTGCTGGTCAATCATTTGGCTTTGCATTTTTATCACATTTCTCAGCTCCCTTGCGTCACCTGCAGGAAAGCCTGACTTTTCAGCCTCAACCGCATCCTCAAGAATCTGGACAATTTCAGCATTTAGGGAGCGACCATTTGCCTTAGCTCTATCAGCAATCATGTCTTTTAACTCCTGCGTCATTCGCAGATTGAACTGCGGGTCATCTCTTGCCATACACCCTCCAACAATATTTGTTGACATACTATTACGGTGGTATCATTATTATCAATAAGACCACGGTGGTCTCATAAAGGAGATGTAGAAATGAAAGGTGCAAGAACGCTTCCCAACTTCAACTTGAGAATGCCTAAAGACGATATGGATCTCGTTAAGAAAGCAGCCGAAAAGAATGGGCGATCTATCAATTCAGAGATTTATCAAAGGTTGATGAGTAGCCTGAAAAGCGAAGGGTTGGTTAATGCGCAGTAAAAACGACGAAACCCCGGTGGCGGCAACCAACGAGGTTTCTAATTTGTCAGTAACTTCCGAGGAACTAACAATGAAGATCATAGCAAAAGAAAAATCAGAGTTCACTATTTTCCGCTTTGGTGATAGCGAAATCCGTGTAATCGACAAATCAGGTGAGCCTTGGTTTGTGGCTGCGGATATCTGTAAAGCTCTGGAGTTGAGCAACCCCTCTAAATCAGTTGCAGCTCTTGATGATGATGAAAAAGACGTGCTGAATTCTGACCCTAACTTCAAGTTAGGGTCGGTAGGTAATGGGCCACAGAGCCTGAATATTGTGAGCGAATCAGGTATGTATACGCTCGTGCTCCGTTGCCGTGATGCAGTAAATAAAGGATCTGTGCCTCACTCATTCCGCAAATGGGTGACCGCTGAGGTTCTTCCAGCGATTCGCAAAGGTGGCAGTTACGAGAAGCCAAAAGCGATTAGCAAGAAAGCCAGTGTGGAAGAGCGCACTCCGTTGCGTGATGCAGTTAATATGCTGGTCAGCAAAAAGCACATGATGTACCCAGAAGCGTATTCACTGATCCACAAACGCTTCGAAGTTCGAAGCATCGAAGATTTAACAAGCGAGCAAATTCCTGTAGCAGTTGAATATGTACACACCGTGATTCTTGAGGGTGAGTTGCTTGGGCATGAGGTTGGTCAGCTTAAATTGCCATTCTCTTACCCGATGGAGTACTTCAACCAGTACAGCCATGTCAGAGGGTTGAGTGAAAGGGCTTTGAGTGCGCCATGGCGGTATCCAGCAGATATGCTGATCCCAAACGGCGATAATCCCAATCCACTTGGTCGAATGCTGGGTGAGTTGAAAAACATGGGATGTGAAGTTGACGCCGCGCTGTTCCAGCTTCTGTCCTTGCAACATCATCTTGAGTCTCTACGCAGCAAGATAAGCAGCATCCAACGCGCAGTAATGTAATCGGCTGACATCTCAGCCAATCTCCTGAAGTTTCAGGACATGCCCAACCCGCTTAACTGCGGGTTTCTTGCTTCCTTTTGCATCAGTTTCCCTTTAGGATTTATCCCACTACATGCTTTTGGGGGAAGGGAATGAAGAAGCTGATTATTGGATCGTTGATGGCGATTGCTTTATCTGGCTGCGTGTACACCGGCACCAATTTTGATGAATCTAAACTGGCTGACGTTCACAAAGGGCAAACTACGAAGCAAGAGGTCATTTCTTACTTTGGCAACCCTTCGACAACCACCGTAGATTCTGAAGGCAATGAGCTTTTGATGTGGACTTACAGCATCGGCAGTGCGTTTAGCGCTGACGCTAAGGTTCTTACAGTCAAAACGCACGATGGAAAAGTCGAGTCTTACTCCGTGAGTAAATCGAAGATTTAAGCACCAACCACAAACATTAAACCTCGCCCCGGCGGGGTTTTTTTATGCCCGGAGAATAGCGAATGGCAGGCACTTTAAACGCAGGCAGCATCATTTATGAAGTGGATATGGACACACGCAGGCTGCTTGATGCTAGGCGTGAAATAGACGCGGCATTAAACGGACTTTCCGGAGGCATGAATAGGCTGGATGTAAGCGTTAATCGTACTGAAAGATCCATGTCATCATTAGGTCAAACAATGTCTGGCCTGAGCAATATAGCGAAAGGTGTGCTTACTGCTCTATCAATCCAACAGGTTGTCGAATATGGCAATGAATGGGTAACTGTAAATAACAAACTTGCCAACTCGGTGCGCGCCAACGAATCGTTAGCTGAAGTAACACAGCGCGTTTTTAATATTTCACAAGACACCTTAAGTAGTCTTGGGGCCACAGCGACACTTTACGGTCGCCTTGAGCGCGCGACACGCAGCGCCGGCACAAGCACCAAAGACCTGATCACACTGACATCGACCATCAACAAAGGCCTTGCTGTCTCAGGTGCCACTACCGAAGAAGCCAGCTCAACCATGACGCAGCTTTCTCAGGCGCTGGCGTCCGGCGTTCTGCGCGGTGAGGAGTTCAATTCCATTTCAGAGAATGGTAGTCGCCTAGCAGTTGCCCTTGCTGACTCTCTTGGCGTCACAATTGGACAGCTCCGTGCGATGGCCGCTCAGGGTAAGCTGACAACTGAAGTGGTTGTGAATGGGTTGCTTCAACAAAGCGACAAGATCGCAAAGGAATTCGCCAACACTGCCATGACCATGGGGCAGGCGATGACCACTGCGACAAACAACATCACTAAGTTTGTTGGGGAAAGCTCAAGCATGAGCACAACAATCAATGCCTTTAATAAAGGTGTGATCTCACTTAGTGAAAATCTTGATGTTGTTGCTGAAGCCGTTGGCGTGGCGGCGCTTGTATTCGGTGGGAGATTTGTGGGTGCCTTGGCAATGGCAACCATACATCAGGCTCGTCAGGCAACGGCATCCATCAACCAAGCAATTGCAACGCGGGCTAGGGCAAAGGATGAGCTTGCGGCGGCTCTGGTAACACAGAGAAAAACGATGGCTGACCGAGGTGCTGCTGAATCAGCGATGAATCTTGCGCTGATGGAATATCAGGTTGCAAAAGGTAGCGCTGCCGAAGCAACTGCTTTAGCCAACGTAATTCGCCTTAGGGCCGCATACACCGAAGCCGGGATCGCGGCAGCTCAGGCCAATAACGTTGTAGCCGCATCACAAGCACGGCTTGCAGCGACCGGCCTTACAGCAGCTAACGCTATGAAGGCAATCAACATGGTGACATCTCCCCTCGGCGGCCCGCTGGGTGTAATCGCCATTGTCGCGGCTGGCTGGTACCTGTATGCACAGCGGCAGGAAGAGGCCAGAAAGGCCAGCATTGAATTTGCTAGCTCTCTGCCAAGCGTAATATCTAAGCTGAAAGAAATGAATCTGGCTCAGGCTCAGGGCGTTCGTGCAGATACGATTACTTCGATTAAAAACCAGAAAGAAGAAATCGCCGACTTAGAAAAAAACATCGCCAACCTTAATAAAAAATACCAAGAACGAATTGAACTTGCGGCCCAGATGGGTGGCGGAGATGAAACTAATAACGGCCATTTACGCGTTGCCAGTGATCTCGCTAACGAATTGGCGAAAGCAAATCGCGACCTTAACACTAAAGTAAGAACCCTCAACGAGTCACAGGACGCATTAAGGCTCATCAACGTTCAGGTGAATGAAGGCATCGTGGCGCAAATGAAGGCCGCCAGAGATGGTGCGCTGGCATTGGCCGAAGCAGAGAAAAAAGCCTCCTTCCTCGGACAAACTCAATCATTCCTTGCTGGCAAGCTAGGAGAGTCGACGGCTGCGTTGCAGAAATTTAATGCCGAAAGTTTGAAGATTAATTGGGGTGGCAGCGATGGTGAAAAGCTCATCAAACAGGCAGAGCGTCGTTTAGCTTTATCCAAAAAAGAAGGCGATGAACGCGAGCGATTGCAGGCGACTTATGACGCTGAAGACGCAGGCGTGGTGGATCCGCTAGCAGTCGCCAGGCTACAGGAAGTGTATGTAAAAACTAATCAGGCCAAAGAGGCTACGAAGGATAAAAAGAAAGAAGATAAGGAAGCCTCTGCTGAGAGTAAGAAAGCAGCTAATCAGGCTGAAAGTGTTGCACAAAAACTTGAAAATCTTCGGCAGCAATCTGAGTTAGTTGCCGACTCAACCAAAGATATGAGCCGTGAACAAGCCATCCTTACTGCGCAGCAATCTCTAGGTAAGGGCGCGACGTTAGCTGATATTAAGTTAGCGGGAGAATACGCAGCTAAGAAGTGGGACACTGCAGCAGCCATTCGCGCTCAGGCGGCAGCCTTAAAGCTAGTGCCGGAGCAGGCGGAAAACGCTCGCTATAAGCAGGATGTTTCCGATCTCAAGACAGCATTAGAACAAAAAGCCATCACCCAGAAGCAGCACGACGCGGCATCTGTCCAAATGGAGCAGCAGCATCAGGTTAATCTTGCAAAAATTAGAGCAGAGCAGAATGCCGGAGTCACGCCTCTACAAGAGGCGCAGGGCGCAATAGACCCCGTCCAAGCACTAGCTAATGAAAATGCAAAAAAAATTCAGCTCATTAAACAGTTCGAAACTGAGAAAGGGAAACTGACGCAAAACGGGCTGATGTTAATGAACGCAGCCAACACTCAATATGAGCAACAGCGAATCGCAGCACAATGGGAGATTTTTAAGGCTCAAAATGAGTCCAATGCGTTATTAGGAACTGCAATTGAATCCCTCGGAGGCGGGGCATCTAACGCTATTACTGGGTTATTAAATGGCACTCAGAGCTTGAGCGAAGCCTTTGCAAACTTGGGAACATCGGTTCTTAACGGGTTAGTTAGCAGTTTGGTCGAGATGGGTGTCCGCTGGGTTGAGTCGGCAGTTATGGGGCAGGCAGCTCAGCAGACAGCCATAGCCACAAACCAAGCAACCGCCGCCGCTGCATTAGCTACTTCAACTGCTACCGGTGCTGCGGCTGCTGCGGCTTTGCTTGCCGCCTATTCACCGGCTGCAATGGCAGCTTCAATCGCAACATCTGGAGGCGCTGCGGCGGCAGGCTTAGCTGGGTATACAACAGCCATGACAACGGCGCAAACAATGTCACTAGCGGGTATGCGTGAACATGGCGGCCCCGTTAACGCCAACTCAATGTACCGCGTAGGTGAGGGTGGCAAGCCTGAAATCTTCAAAGCCAGCAATGGCAGCCAGTACATGATTCCGGGCGATAACGGCAAGGTGATCAGCAATAGTGATTTGGGTGGTGGCGGAGCGGGTAATGGTGGCATATCCATGACGTTCCAGTTTGATATCCAGACCACTGGCGGCATCGACGAAGCCACGCAGAAGCAGATGGCACAGATGATGCAGACCGTCGCTATTCGCACGATCCAAGACCAGCAGCGCCCGCGCGGACTCCTCAGCAAAACCAAGTAGGAAACAACATGCCAGAAACATTCACATGGATTCCTCAAACGGGATTCTCTGGAGAGGACACGCCTGATGTGGCCGTCGTGAAGTTGGGCGATGGCTACGAGCAGCGCCAGTTAAAAGGCATAAACCCGCTGATGGGCAAATATTCGCTGACATTCATTGGACACGACGATACGAAATGCTTGCGGACAAACATTGCCAAAGCGGCGCGAGATTTTCTAAAGGCGAGAATGGCCGTTGAGTCGTTTTACTGGACGCCTTCCGATACCGGCATTCAGGGGCTATACGTGTGCCGCTCTTGGTCAATGCAGAAGACCGGCAGCGTTTACCAACTAACAGCGACATTTGAGCAAGTACCCAGATAAACTAGGAGTTAATTATGACCTTAGAACAGCGAGTTGAAGCTTTAGAGAAGATAGTGGCTAATCTGAAAATGCCCAGCGGCAAAGCGGAAGAGTTGGCGAAAATGATGCGAGACACGGCGGCTGAAGTGATTAAGAATGCCCAGCGCCCGGGTGGAGTCATGCATCAGCGGGGCGATAAAGCGGCCAGTGAAATGACCGCTAAATATGATATTCATGTAGGCGTAAATTACGACAACGAAAGAGAACGCTTACTGGACATTGCTACTACTTCAGTGCGCGATTCACTGCATTTATCGCGTTTGTGAAGGCGTCCTTAGTGTGCGGATCATTTCTGGCATCACCTTCCGCAGCTTTCAATTGACCGGCCCTTAGTCCATCCAAAAGAATTTGAGCTGCATTTTCCCTTGGCGACATTTTATTTACTATTCTAATGACATTAGTCAGTAAAAGACCTGTCATAATTTCATGAGTTAGTAACTTTTGTTTTTGCTCCGCTAAATCTTTCTGAAGTTGCTGAATGCGGGCTTCAAAGCTTTCAATTCGTTGCTGGTCTGACATATTAATCCTTTACCAGAGGTAATCAGCCATCCCTCATTATTGTGTGCGTCCATGCCCCAAACATGGACGGGCTGAATACTCAACATATCCTTATCAGTAAATCAGCAACATCCTGATATTCGATCAGTAATCATCTGACGGCTGCCGCATGGCGGCCTTTTTTATGGGCGCAATATGAGAGACCTACCAGCAGAACTCATCATAGAGAGTGTTGATGCAGGTGTCGGCGCAATGCTCGACCTGTACGAAGTGGACCTGCAGGCATTTGGCGGCGACGTTCTCCGCTTCCACTCGGGCACTAACGGCTATTTCAACGACGTAATCTGGCAGGGCCGCGCTTACTCTGCATATCCGATCGCCGTGGAAGGTTTTGAGGTTAAGTCAGAAGGCACCTATTCGCGCCCGACGATGAAGGTGGCGAACATCACCGGACTGATAACCGGCATCAACCATGACTTTGAGGATGCATTAGGTGCAGTAGTGACGCGCCGGCAGGTGCTGGTAAAGCATTTAGATGTGGTTAATTTCCCGAATGGAAACGCAAATGCAGATCCGACGATGGAGGCTGTGTCGCGCTACGTCATTGAGGAAATGGCGGAAGAGACCTTCGAGACGGTGACTTACAACTTAGCCACGCCGGTCGATTGCGACAATGCGATTATCCCGGCTCGCACGATATTGGCTGACGTCTGTCAGTGGGTTTATCGCGGCGATGGTTGCGGTTACTCCGGCGGCCCCGTTGCTGACGAGAAAGACAATCCAACCTCTGACATGTCGCGCGATAAATGCTCCAAGCATCGCAGCGGCTGCCGCCTTCGTTTCGCTAAACCAAGTGCGCTGCCATACGGCGGCTATCCCGGCTCTGCCAAGGTGTCCTGATGATTGAATCTGAATGCCTGGCATACGCTGCGGAGTCTGCAAATGAAGTGTGTGGGCTGATTATTGACGGCAATCGCTTGTGGCGCTGCGCAAACGAGCATCCCGATCCGGGGCGCAACTTCCGGATAGGCGAAACAGACTGGCTTAAAGCAGAAGCGGCGGGAGAAATCACCGCCGTTTTTCATTCTCATCCTGAGCCAAAACTTGTTCTGTCAACTGCCGACCGCACTGCTCAACTGGCAACCGGAATCGAATGGTGGCTGGCGAGTGGTGGGAAGCTACGAAAATTGCTTCCTAGGCCGCATTTGCTGGGACGCCGGTTCGAACATGGCGTGATGGATTGCTACACGTTGTTTCGCGATGCCTACCACCTGTGCGGTATTGATTTGCCCGACTTCGAGAGAACCAGTGGTTGGTGGGTGCGCGGTGAAAACCTCTACCTGAAGAATATGGCAGCTAATGGATTTCACGAAGTTGGCTTCGAAGCTATTCAGCCTGGTGACGTGATTATCCGCCGCGCATTCCCTGAGTGCGACCCATGCCACGCCATGATTTGGCTTGGTGACAACATCGTCCTGCATCACGAAGTGCACGGCAGGCTTAGCCGCCGCGAACCGCTTCGCCAGATTCACGTACCTCTTATCCACTCCATCTGGAGGCATGAACAATGCTCATCTTTAGATTTGCGGGGAATTTACGACGACATTTCCGCCAAATCTCTTTAAACGTCGATACCCCATCCCAGGGGCTGCGCCTGCTGCTGGCTCAGTGCCCCGCATTCAAACGCGACTTCTACCAAACCCGTTTGAGGATGCGCATCGATGGCAGCGACATATCTGGCGACAACCTCGAATTCCACATGAACCGGCATATCAAAGACGGCGCCACAGTCCTGTTCGTGCCAATCGTAGAGGGCTCTATTTCGGCGGTGGCAGCCGTGTGGATTATGGTTGCGGTCACTGTCGCCTCAGTCGCCTATTCGCTCTATATGACCTCCCACATGAAGACGGCTTCATCAGCGGATCAGGACACGAACTCCATCACCAACAACTCATTCACCAGCGCGGAGAACCGCATAGGGCAGGGCAGGCCAGTGCCGCTGCTTTTGGGTGAGATGGTTGTTGGCTCGAACGTAATCAGCCTTGGCATCGACACATCGAACAACCAGGACTGGAATATCTCAATTAGTTAAGGTGAAAGCATGGGCTCAGGCGGCGGCGGTGGCAGCACTCCAAAATTAATCGACGACAACCTAAAATCGAAGCAATTCCTCCGCGTTCTCGACCTCATTAGTGAAGGTCCAATCTACGGACCGGTAGACCAGCAACACCTTTCCTCATTCATGCTGAACAAGACGCCTGTAACCGACTCTGCCGGCGGCACGACGATAAACGGCGTGAGCGTTGCATGGCGTCCGGGAACAGCTACGCAGACACCAATCAATGGCTTCAATACCATTGAGGCGACAACGGTCGTTAACACCGATGTGACTCAGGCTACTCCTCTGGTGCGCACGGTAACGGACACTGATGTCGATCGCGTTCGTATGAACATCGGCGTGTCCAGCCTTGTTGAGCAGGACAGCAAAGGTAATCAGCACGAAACATCTGTGACGATGGTAATCGAAACCCGCTCGGGTAGTGCCGGTGCATGGCAAATCCAGAAAACGGTGACGATCACCGGTAAGCAGTCTGGCGAATACCTTGAAGCACACTTGTTTGACGCACCAGAAACTAAGCCATTCGACATCCGCCTGCGCCGCGTTACAGCTGACAGCTCTAGCGACCTGCTGAACAACGGAACCATCTGGAACAGCTTCACCGAAATCACCGACGATAACCTGTCATACCCCTATGCTGCTGTCGCTGGCTGCGTGGTTGACCGTGACCAGTACACAGACACGCCTTCTCGCACTTATCATCTGCGCGGGCTGATTGTGGATGTGCCGGATAATTATGACCCGATCGCCCGGACATACTCCGGCATATGGACGGGTGGCTTCAAATCGGCATGGACTAATAACCCAGCCTGGTTGTTCCGAGCACTGGTGAAAAACACGCGCTACGGTCTGGCTCGCCGCGCTGGTTATGTTGATGTCGATGACGGTAGCCTGTACGTGCTTTCTCAGTTTTGCGATCAGCTTGTTGATGATGGTTTTGGCGGCAAGGAGCCACGTTTTACGCTCAATGCCTACATTACCGAGCAAAAAAGTGCGCGTGACCTTCTGGATGATATCGCCGGCATGTTCCGTGGCATCGCGCTCTGGGATGGCATGCGCTTCTCAGTGATGCTGGATAACCCGCAGGACCCTGTCGCATCTATCACCAATGCAAACGTGGTTGATGGGCTGTTCACTTACAGCTCCATGAAGCGTTCCGAGCGCTACAACGCGGTAATCGTTTCGTGGACTGACCCGAACAATGGCTGGTCGCAGGTCAAGGAATACGTCTCGGATGATAGCCTGATTGACCGCTACGGCTACAACGAAACCACTATGGAGGCTTTCGGTTGCACGTCACGTGGTCAGGCATTCCGCACCGGCAAATGGTTAATCGAAACCGCCAAACGTGAAACCAAGAAGACCACCTTCAAGATGGCGCGTGAGGCTATCCGCTTTATCCCCGGTGATGTAGTTGAGATTCTTGATAACAACTATGCAGCCACGCGTCTCGGCGGTCGAATCATCTCGCACAACGGAACTTCAATTACGGTAGATGCTGATGTCTCTGAGTTGGCCGGCAGTGGCGACAAAATGTCGATCATGGGCTCAACTGGCAAATTCATTAAGTATGAAATCGCCAGCGTCACAGATCGCGTTATCCGCCTCAAGACTGCACCAGCGTGGGTGCGTGATGGCACCGTATTCGTAATCTCTACTGATGAAGTCGCGCCGCGCCTGTTCCGCATCATGGGTATTTCGGAAGACGAGAACAATTCTGTTTATTCCATCTCAGCAACGCTATACGACCCTAACAAGCAGGCCGTGGTTGATGATGGCGCGGTATTCGATACGCCCGGAGATACGCTTAACGGCTACCGCGTGCCGAACATCGAGAACCTGCGCATCATCAACGTCAACAGCGAGACCATTCAGGTCACGGCAACGTGGGAGACCGCAACGCTTACCAAGAAGATTGTTTTCGAGCTCTACGTTTACAGCATGGACGGCAAGGTGGTGGCGCAGTACGAAACTGACCAGTTCCGCTATGACTTCTATGGGCTGGAGGCGGGTAACTACGCACTCGGCGTTCGTGGGCGCAATGAGAACGGTATGAAGGGCGCAGAGACTCAGGTGAGCTTAGTTATCGGCGCACCTTCTGCTCCGACATTCATTCAATGGACGCCGGGCATTTTCTCCGCCGACCTCGTGCCGGTAATGAGTGTGTCAGCAACTACCGATACATCCTTCGAGTTCTGGTATACCGGCGAGGTTCCAGCTAGCAGCATTGGCGCCGTAGAGAATGAAGCACAGTTCCTTGGTCGCGCCTCACAGTGGACGCTTCACGGATTGAAGGCTGACACGACCTACTACATGTATGTGCGCACCAAGAATGCATTCGGTGTATCGGCATTCGTACAGGCATCAGGTCAGGCTTCATCGGATATTCCGGGCATGATTGATTATATCGACGATGCGATCCGAAACTCAGAAGCCTTCGAGAATCTGACCGGCAAAATCGACACAAACATCGAAGGCATGCTACAGAACGCGCTGGATAACAACGCAACTGTCGATCACCAGTTCGCTATTAATGGAGAGGTTCGCGCTGACATCATCACCGTGAAAACCACAGTTGCGACTGTGTCACAGGCTATGGCGCAGTTGGAAACTCAGGTACAGGCTCAGATTGGTGACCTGAATGCGGCCGTAAATGAAAAACTCACGGCAACCGTAACGGATAACGGGACCGCTAAAGCCTCCTACACATTAAGGGTGGGGATTACTCGCAGCGGTGTTTATTACGGTGCTGGCATGGCTATAGGAATAGAGCCATCTGGCAGCTCTTATAAATCAACGCTGGCCTTCAATGCTGATCAGTTTGGCATTTATACCGGAAGTAACGCCGGAAACTACCAGTTAGCATTCGCGACTGTAAATGGACAGGTCTTTATAAACGATGCATTCATCAACTATGCGTCAATAACACTGGCAAAGGTTGGATCTTGGTATTCAGCTAATTATGTTGCGGGCCGCTCTGGCACGATCATGAATAATGATGGTTCATTCGAATTGAATGGAAATGGCGGCGTTGGTGGCGGCTCAAGATTGAATTCCAATGGCTTTGGTGTTTATGACACAGGTGGAGTTGAGAGGACTTTTATAGGGAAGCTAAACTGATGGCTGATGTATATGGAATACGAATAACTCCAGATGATGGTGGTAAGCAAATAATATTAGATGGCTCTGCAAGATTCATCTCTTACCTCGGCTATTTGGAGCTAAACGGCGTGAATAGAACCCGTCAGGTAAAATCTCCAACTCCCGGAGCCTCACAACTAATAATTCCAAGAAACCTGATCCGCTCATTTGTAGGGGTAAACGGACCAAGCAGATTCTTTTACATCAAAAGCTATAGCCTCTCTTCGTCAGGGGTTTTCACTTATGAAGTGGGAGGGCATCAGGATGCACAAACATCACAAAATGCTTTTGGCTTCGTGGACACTCTATCAGTCGATGGCGGCGCTTCTCTGGGAAGCAGCCAATATGGAATAAGAATCAGAAATGGATCTGATTTCCTGAATTTAAATGACACCACGATGCTCGGATTTGTCACTTATCGAGCTGTCGTAAATATTAATGGAAGCTGGACCATACCGTCTGATGTTGTTGCTAAAGGAAACTATGTTTGTTTTGTGAGGTTCAGCGGAGGCGACAGGACATTATATTTAGAGCGTGGAAGCAATCGAATTGATGTCTATGGCCCCGGAGGTGTAAGTGGAGGGGCGGTTAATGGCGTGCAGATAGTGATTGTTTCGTGCGGATTTTCACCAGAATTGCCAGCGTCAGGGTATGGGATGGTTATTCGCAATGCCGCTGGAGCGAATACCTACACCAGTAAATATCCGCCAGTAATGTGGCGTGGTGCGGCATATAATTTCCCCGGATATGAAAATCAGGACACAAGTGATGGAGAAGTTTTGCAATGGATATCACCGTCATTGAGCATGGCCCAGCCCATGATTCCACTTTGTAGCATTGGTTCACAAAGCGGCGCTGAAAGTCGGTCTGATGCCACCTGGAAGTACAGGCCTATTATGTACGCGGGTTTTAAGATGGATGGCTATCAGGTCTCCTGCGCGCGAGGCCCCACGGTTGGTGAAGGGGCTAAAACATTAAGCCCTAAAGCGATGCAGGTTGGGTGTTCAATACCTTGCATAGATGCAATCGATTATTTCTAAATAACGCTTACTTTAATGACCCGGCCATTGCGCCGGGTTTTTTATTGCCCGGAGAAAACTATGCCAGCAGGCACCATTGCTTTAACAAATAACTCAGCAACCGTCACAGGCACAGGAACTAGTTTCACTACTGAATTAAAAGTGAATGACTTTCTGGTTTCAACTGTCGGTGGGGTTGCATATACGCTTGGTGTTAAGTCGATAGAGTCGAATACATCTCTGACTTTGATTGAGAAATATACGGGCCCTTCCGCATCAGGTCAGTCGTGGACGCCAGTACCATATGGAACTATGGCCGCCATTACTGCCCAACTGGCAGCGCAAGTAACATATGCAGTTCGTGGGCTAAATCTTGATAAAGCTAATTGGCAAAAAATATTCAGTAGCGACCAATCTATAACCGTAAGCCTGCCTGACCTTAACACCTTCACCGGTCCAAGCTGGGGTTACCTGGCATCCCAACTCGGTAACAGCTTAATCAAGACCCAGAATTTGAGTGATCTTGCTGATAAGAGCGCAGCTCGTTCAAATTTAGGGTTGGGCGAATTAGCAACCATCGATGGGCCACTACCGATAAATAAAGGCGGAACCGGTAGAGCATCACCATTTGGAACTGCGGCCAACACATTTGCCCAGGGAAACGACTCCCGATTAGATACTGTTAACTCCAAGACAGGCGGTACAATTTCTTCGGCAATAACTGTTAATGGAGCGGTTTCAGCAGTTGGGATAACTTCAAATAGCAGCCAGCCAATTACAGTGAACGGTTCGGGTTACAGGTGCAACGGACAAGCGCCATCTACTACAAACACGTCTTCTTTGGGGTGGGGGAGTGGCGTATCAGACTTAGTAAATAATCGGGGTTCAGGTTTAGGCGGATGGACTATAAGAATTGTAAATGCCGATAACAGTGCAAACATTGCTGTTTATAACCTTCAAGCGAATGGAGTTGGGCTTGCTCCTGGCGGATGGCAGACCGGTTCGGATGAAAGAATCAAAGAAGACATTGAAGAGATTGACCCACAATTTGCGCTGAGCGCCGTACTGAAACTTCGCCATGTCACATTCAAGATGCGCGACCGACCAGATGGTGAGGGGGGTTGGATTAAGGGAGACAGAAGTGCTGGTTACCTCGCTCAGGACTTAGAGAAATATTTGCCAGAAGCCGTATCAACAGCCAGCAATCAAGCCAAATTTGATGATAAGGGAAATCAGGTTGGCTACCCATATATGTGTAAGGCAGATGACGGCTCGATACTCGAAATAGAAGACATGAAGAGCGTTGACCCCGGAAAAGCTGCTGCAGCTTTGAACGGTGCTGCAATCAAAGCACTTCATGACATGATACAAAAGCAGGATGAAATTATCGCTGAGCTACAAAAGCGCCTGAAAGCAATCGACGGACTCGACGCCTAAAAAAGCCCCGGCGAAGGGGCAGACATGTACCGCGACTATCTTTTTGCAGGCTACGGGGTGGGTGATTAAAGGTTAGTCACTCACGCAGCAGCTGCCAAAAAAATTTCTATACCCACCAATGGCTTTACAATTTCCCCAACCGTAGCGGCTTGATAAAATCCACCGATCGACATTACTGTATCTATATACAGTATCTATCAGGGGGGATTTTTACATATGGGATTTCCATCTCCAGCGCAGGATTACGTCGAGAGTCGTCTCGACCTTAACGAATTAATGGTGTTGCGCCCGGCAGCGACGATTTTCATCCCTACAGTTGATGGCCTAGTGCTGGTCGATAAATCTGTGAGGCCGAAAGAGGGTGACGTCATTTACTTTGAGGCATGGGGAAGTTTTCAGCTCGGCAGAATGGGCAAGCATCACATTACGTGCCAGGACGGTGAGGCAATCGAAGGTGATGCGCTGGATGATGTGGTCATTATCGGCGCTGTGACGTTCGAGGTTCTGCACATGCACGAAGAGAGCAGGCCGACGATTTGATGAGACAGATTTGGGACATGCAGAGGTTTGAGACCTTTTCCAAGCCTTTGCATGTTTTGGCATCGTGGGACGTGTGAGCGCGACTTGATGCGGTAAGTTATTGTGTTAAAAGTGAGTTCTAGGAACTTCTAAGCCGTAGGTCACAGGTTCGAATCCTGTAGGGCGTACCAATAAAAATCAACGAGTTATCCCTCTCCTCCCGCTTTCAAATTTTCTCCATGGGACAGATTTGGGACACGACTACCAAAAATCGCATCAATTTGCCTCGCATGCTCCGTTAAATGGTTAGGTGCCAGGTGAGCATAACGCTGCACCATTTCGATACTTTCCCAGCCGCCCATTTCCTGTAATGCCGACAATGGAACACCTGCCTGAATAAGCCAGCTCGCCCAGGTATGTCTCAGGTCGTGGAAACGGAAATCCTCAATGCCCGCCCGCTTAAGTGCTGCCCGCCATGCAGTATTGGAATCCACGCGCGTTTTGCGCACGGTTGCTGTTGTGGTTCCGTCACTTCTCTTTGCTGATTCGGTGTGAACGAATACCCAGTTGTGATGCCGGCCAATCTGTTTGCGCAGAACGGCTTCGGCTGTGCCATTCAGGGCAACGCCAATTGCTCTGCCTGACTTGCTGTCTTCCGGGTAAATCCATGCCACCTTCCTCTGCAGGTCTATCTGCTGCCATTTCAGGTCAACAATGTTAGAGCGGCGCAGGCCTGTCGCCAGCGCAAACTCTACGGTAGACTTGAGAGGTTCAGGGCATTCATCAATCAGTCGCTGAGCTTCAGCGGGTTCGAGCCAACGCACCCGCTTATTTCTTTCCTGTGGCACCTTTATGACCGGTGATTTCTCGATCCACTTCCAGTCACGTTCAGCGGCACGCATAAGCGCCTTCATCAAAGCGAGATGTTTAGCCTTGGTCGACGTGGAGACCGCCACCGGTTTATAGGTGCCTAGGTCGATTCCTTTCTTCGCCAGCGTTACCGCTCGCTGATTCCAACGCTCCTCTGATTTACGATTTGTCATTTTGTTGACGGCCGCGTAAATCTTTGCCTCGCTGATGTCCTTCAGCAATACCCCTTCAAAATGCATGAGCCAGAATCCGATCCGGCCCTTGTCAGCATCGATAGACTTCTTGTGCGCCTTCTCTTCAAACCAGCGCATGCAGGCTTCTTCGAACGTCACATCAGGGAAATCCCCGAGGCGCTCTATTCGCCACAACTCAGCCTTTCGCCGGTCGTGCAGCTCCTGCGCTTGCTTTCTGTCCTCTGTGCCAAGAGATTCTTTAATGCGCTTGCCGCCTGGCGTCGTGTAGCTCCCGTACCAGACGGAGCCCCTGCGGAAGATCGACATGGTGATTTCTCCTCATGTGCATCAGCCGCGCTCACGGCGACAGTGTGCATTGGATTATTGAGAGCGGCAATACATGCCTGACGGGTGAGAAGGTAGGGTGATTTAGGTTTCGATGGGTCTTTGCGCGTTGCCGTCAGCCTGCCGGTGCGAATCCACTGCTGACAGGTAGGCCGGGAAATGCCGAGGAACGCGCAGGCCTCATCCATAGAAAGGGCATAACTTTCCATTCGATCTCCAGTGTCGGTATATAGCAACAATCCCACCCAATCAGAGCAAATGTGAGCATATAGCCACACTCACTCCTTAGGTGGTTTGCCGAGGATAAAAGCGATGATTACTGCAGCGAGAAGGCTGAAATCGATGATGAGCTCAGCCGGGGTGATTTCTTCGCAGGTGGTGGTCATACTGATGGCTTCAATATCGAGAATGCAGTTGCTGCCACTCGAGGAACTTGTCCATTTCCAAGGGCTTTAATTCTGTCCACCCCAAAGGCCACATCATCAGCCACTCGGCGTAGTTTGGGCAGATGTTCAGGCCAGGAGTCTCCTCTCCGCCATCCTCCAGATGCTGCCACCCAAGATAATCCTCCAGATTGTGCCGATGCTCTCCCGTTCTCGCTCTGCACCATGCTATCCCATGACTTCCCATGCTTGCCCTTGGGGTAGGCAACAAGCCAGATTCGGTCGCGATTATGGGGCGCTCCGCACTCTGATGCTGAAATACAACACCATTCAGCATCAAACCCCATCTTGGCAATGTCACCGAGGACCAAGGCAAGTCCTCTTCCCACAAGCAAAGGTGAGTTTTCCAGCAGTATGAATCGGGGTCGAACCTCACCGATGATTCTTGCCATTTGCCTCCAAAGTCCCGATCGGCCTCCTTCGATTCCAGCACCTTTTCCGGCAGAGCTGATGTCCTGGCAGGGAAATCCGCCAGATACGACGTCAGCAATTCCTCGCCATAGTTTTCCGTCAAAACTGCACACGTCAGACCAAATCGGGAAAGGTCGGAGAATTCGATCATTTTGTCGTTGCGCCAAAACTTGTGCGGCGTAGGCATCACGCTCAACGGCGCAAACCGTTCTCCATCCAAGGAGGTGCCCGCCGAGTATTCCTCCGCCAGCGCCAGCGAATAAAGCCAACTCATTCATGACACCTCACTGTTTGCTTCAGACATAACAACTCCTCACGCAGAGCGCGATAAAGGTTAATGGGGTAGGGGATTACTTAGACTTGAGCGCTTCTTTCTCGGCTTTCGTAGCGAGGCGTGAATATCCCATTCGGCTGCGAATGAGCACCGGCTCACTCTTCTTCCATGTAGCCACTTCGCGCTCGCGATACTTGCGCGCTGCATTTCCGTTGACCGATGCGATGACGTGATCGTCATGAACCTCTTTCACGCTAACTCGCCAAACCGATATCGTGCTGATGGTCGTATTGCCCATCTTGTGCCGGTATAGCATGTAAACGACGTCACCAGGCTTAAGCGAACTAATCTTCACGCTGCCCTCCGCTGCTTAGCCGCACGCTCAATGCGCTCATAATCTTCTTTGCATTCAGGGCAGCAGAAGAAGCCCTTATCCACTTTCTCGCCGCAGTCACCATTTTGACAAACGCCGGTGAAGGTCATGGTCGGCCTCTGCCGGTTAGCCAGCGCAATCTGCGTGTTGAGCATTTCGAGTTCTGCTGCATCATCAATTGGATCGGCACACATAATGATTCTCCAGAAATGAAAAAACCGCTTTCGCGGCATTGGGATTTATTCGGGGTGGGGTTATGGCTTGCGGATTACTGCAACGGCGAAACCGTCATAGGCTTCTGCTTCATCTTGGGCATCCTGCCGGTTATCGTGGAAGGAATAGGTCATTCCGCCAATGCCGGCCGGTATTGATGGGTATTCTGTAATCCATCCATAGGGCTCACTAAACGCCTTGCGCAGCGCCAGCAGCTCCTTCGCCATCGATACGATTTCTTCAGTGACATTGCACATGCGCTTATCGTGAGCGAATTGTTCCAACCTCTCATCACTAATCATTCTTCCTCCGGCGCTGATGGTTTAATGCCTAGCGCTTTTTCGATTCTGTCCGCCCACCCCGGCATGATGTGCTTACCGCCATACTCATCTGCTTTCGGATTGTATGTTCGCAGCTCTAGCAACACCTGCTGCAATTCGCGCGGTACCTTCACCCACTCTGCACCACCTGTGGCACATATAGGCTCTATTGGTGCTGTGTGTGGTACATCAATGCGCAACTCTTCAATGCAATCCTGCCAAACATCATGGGCTACTGTTACGCCTGTGCTTCTGTGGTCGTACATCTGCTCGCATAGTGCAACCAGCGCATTGGGCGGCACCTCAGGAAGCTTCAAAGCCGGGCCTGCAGGTTGGGTGAGCGCGGCAAGTGCGATTTCTGCACAGTCCAATTCATGCTTCAATTCCGGCCGAATTTTCTCGAAAGCATTCTGCCTAACTGCAAATCGGAGGCTGACAATCTTCTCTTCGAGAAATGCGACCAGCTTCTGCTGTTCTTCGGTCATCATGATGTCACCTCGTAACCGGCGGCGCGGATGGCTTCAATAACTTCATCTTGTCTCAGCCATTTATCGAAATCCTGCATACCGTATGGCCTCGGCAACTCAATTGGCTTCAGTTCTGCCACTGGCGGCGACCGGTAAAGTTTGAACGAGTTTTTAGCGAAGTTATCAGCCTCAACAATGAAGTCTGTCGGGTCGCCATCTTCGTCTTCGTGGTAAGTAAAATACCCTGCAGGCTCAGCCCCCAGGCACGGCAGCAGCGCCTTAGCCATAGCGAGCACCATCTCTGAATGCTCCTGCGGATTGGCGATAACGTCTTCGCAATGTGCTTTTAGTTGCTGGTTAGTCATTGGTGGCCTCGCGCTCGGATTCCTGACGCCATGCTTTCTGCATGAATTCTTCACTGAATTGCATTTCGGGAGCCTGCTCAAACGCGATGTAAGCCTCCTCTTGGCAATTGGTGCAGTAGCCTGAAACCTTACGGCATCCGCAATTTTCACAATGTCCGCTCATCACTCTTTCCCCTCATTCGCCAACCGGGTACAGGCCAGCGTCGATTAATCTGGCGCGGCGCTGTGCCGCTACTCTTGCAACTGAGCGCCGAATCGCCCGCGCATTGTGTTGGTAAAGTCGCGCCACTCGTAATCGTCCACCTTCCTCGTCACGATGATTTGTGGCAGCGGAGGGCGCTTAGCCATGACGTAATGCTCGCGGCGCTCAAGCTCTTTGATATACAGATATTCCTTTCTCTGTGGTGTAAGCAGGCGAGGGTGACCCTTTCCCTCTTTCGATGCCTGCAAGGCCGCCACGACACCGCTCAACGCTTCCTGCATCAATCTCTGGCGCTCCCGTTGGCTCTGAAGAAGTGCGATGTACTTTGTTCGATCGGCATCATTCAGGCGTGCGTAATGCGCCGCTTCTTGCGGTGTCATTTCCATGGTGGCGGCCTTATTGGTAGGTTAAATCAGAAGGCGGGTTCTTCATCCCCGTAAGATGGTTTGTTGTTTTTGTGCCAGTTGACGTGGCAGTTTTTGCAGAGCCACATCACTTCAATTGGCTTGGAGTAATCGCAATGATGAGCCTCTGGCGAACATTCTGCTTTGCAGCTCTGGCAACTATCCGGCCTCTTAAGCTTCCCATCTCGAATGTAATTGCTGACCATATTGTGAGCTTTTCTTCGAAGTGGGTACCGCAGGTAGTACTTTGAACGACATTTTCTATAAGCGATCTTGCCTGCTTCGGTTTTGCCATACTCTTTCCTTGCTAATACTCTTTTTTCATCATCAGCTCGGTCTCTATCGTATTTCCTGTAGTAATCAATGTTGTCATTTCTGTTGCTTTTAACATCCTTTTTCGTGCATTCCTTGCACTTGTTTAAGTGCCCGTCATGCATCTGGGAGTGTTTGTAAAATAGGTCCAGCGGCTTTTCCTTGCCGCACTTGAAGCATTCCTTAGATGCAGTGGATTGTGTGATTTGCATATTGAAGGCCTACATAAGCGAAGGGGATCGAATCGTCGTAATCAGGTGCGGTAGATTGCCCACGAGATTGCTGCTGATTCGATGGCGCTCCGTTTCCCGCTTGCTTAGGTGGCAGGTCGATGTCGCGAACAAGAATTGTGGGTATGGATGCCTTACTGCCATCATCACGATCCCATTCTTCAAGTACAAACTCACCGCTCACGATTACCTTCGCACCCTTGGTGATTCCCTGCGTTAACTTCTCAGCCATCGCGCCGAACATTTTGCATTGCAGCCAGGAGGTTTTCTCTTTATCACCAAAACCGGATTTGGCCGGCAGTGAAAAGGTAGCGATATGCTTTCCGTTCGGGGTAACGCGCAAAACGGCATCCTTGCCCACGTTGCCGGATATTGTGATCACATTGATTGGCATTATGCTGCTGCTCCTTCCAGTTCAGATTTCTTAATTTCGTAAACTTCCTTCGCCTTGGCTTGTTCAGGCGTTCCATCCAGCATCTGCCATGCTTTTGCGAAGGCTTGTTTCAGCTCTTCAAGCGTTGATTTCTGCAATGCAGCCTCACTGAAGGCTGCCAAAACTGCGTCAGGTTGCGGCTTAGGCTTCTGCTGTTGCTGTTGCGGCTTTGCGTTGCTTTGTTGCTGCTTATGCTCGTTCGAATCTGCATCCTTGGAGTCATCAATGCCGAACAAGCCATTCAGGCAGTATTTGCGGGCATACGAGCTGGTAGCGCCGGTAATCTGCGCCTCATCCATACCTTTTTTATCCAGCGCTTCACGAGCCATTGCCGTCGCGCTGTGGCTTGTTTCACCATCTGTAACCGTCGCTGTCGACTTAACGTAATAACGATCGCCAATCAGCAATATCTCGTCTGAGATTGAGAGGAAGAGGCCATCCAGCAGCGGCTTAACGCCCTCCAGAATGTCCTCGCAGCTTCGATAGTGGTATTTGCCGAAGTTGTTGTATTGGCCTTTAGGCGCGTTGAGCGTGCTCTGTATTGTCGCGAGTCGTGCGTAGAATTCTTTACTCATGGCATCCTCCCATCATTTCAAACTGGTGCTCCGTGCGGTGGTCGGCAATCGCATCCTTTGCGGCTTGCTCGTATGTCATAGGGTTGGACAGGTCGACCAGCGCACCCTGCATGAATTCAATAAACGCTGCGTCGTCGCTCACGCTGCTGTCTTTGTGTGGAGGATGGTTATGCATTTGCGTGTCTCTGATGCCATTGATAGGAGGTGTGCTGCTGATTCTCTGTCGCCAGTGCGGCGGCTCTCTTTAGCCAGTACCAAATAGTGGCGGTGCCATGAAATAAGCGCCGTACGGGATTGCGGGAAGTTCATGATTTTTCACTCCCAAAAATGAATTTCAGCAGGCCGTTGATGAATGGGTGATGCTGACTTTTCTTAAGCATTACCAGCCGGTCAGCTTCTTCCTGTTGCTTGCGGTATTGTTCCACTGGTGATGGCGCGCTCATGGCTCAATACTCCGGCTAAGAAGCTCGACCAGTTTTTGCAGGAAGCTTTTGCGTGGTGGCTGCGCGAAGTCTGCGCCTGAGAGAGTGTTGTGACGCGCATACATGATTGATTTGATGCCGTCGAATTTGGGGCAGCCCGATGCCGCCCCAGCCATTGCATAAGTAGGCATGGGGATACTCCGTTAAATTAGGTTGATTGGTGTTGGAAAAAAGTTGGGCCGCATTGCGCAGCCCATAGGGTGTCTAACGTTCTATTTGTTGCTCAAGGGCTCGACTCTCAAGCGTTGGTGACTAGCACCGTCAGCCGCTATCGGTTAATAACGGCTTGCGCTGCTACCACAAGATTGTTACCAGAGAAGCTTTGAATGCGCCGCGTGATGCTTCCTTCGCTTCGTAATACCAGATGCTGTATCCATCACGCGGAGTTGCTCTCATCCACGTGACTGAGTGTGTTCCTTTGAGGTAATCGTCCTTGTAAGACTCATCTATCTCGTCCGCGGCTATTGCAGCATTAATGATCGATTCTTTGTCGTGCTCACCGCGAGCCATCAAAGTTTTCGTGTCATCACTTTTTATTAATTGAACTTCCATCTATCTCTCCTGTTCAGTAGTTACCGGCCGACTCGTTGCGACCGCTCTATATTCATCTAAAATAATCCCTCTGCATCACTTTCCAGATGAGGTGCGTTATGAAGAAAAGTGAACTCCCAATCAAAATCTGCACCGTGTGTGGACGGCCTTTCACATGGCGGAAAAAGTGGGAGAAGTGCTGGGATGAAGTGCGTAAGTGCTCGGAGCGGTGCCGGAGGCAGTGAGCGCTGTCAGTAGTTACTGGCCTACCAATTTCCGCCTGCCGTATCGGATTCGCCAAAGCAGCACGGACCACAAAGACCGGTAGGGTGTACCGTTGGCTTCTGTCCGCAATTGTCGCAAGCTACTCGCCAATTCTTTGCTCCGTTATAAAGCGGGGCTGGGTTGCTATCCTTTTTTTCATTCTTTTTTAAGCTCATCTCAAATCCTCGCTATCATCGCCAACCCCATCAGCAAAGCAGTCACTACCCAGCAGATAATGCAATCTTGTGTGCTCATGGTATTGGCCTTGGTGTAGGTAAAAAGAAACCCGCTCGGAGGCGGGCTATTCATTCATCGAATTTTATTTCAGCTATTTGGCTGTCACCGCAGCAGAATAAGTATGCTTCCGGGAACTGCGCTATGAAGGTCATGATTCTCTCAATGCTCACTAATTCATAAACCTGCTCTAATGGGTTGTAATGTTTCATACGAAGCACATGCCTGAATCACAGAACTGAACTAAGTCCATCTGGCTATTCTTTCCTCCGCTTGGTGTCAGCGGCGCTTCAGCTAAAGGCACTCCATATTTTGTGAGCCATAACCACGGCCATTCCTCCTGAATTTCTTTTTCATGCAGGCATGCCTTTTTAAAATCATCTGGAACATGGTCACGCATATATATCCAAAGATCGTCATCACGGTTAGGGCACATCCAGCATAATGACGCTGGCGGGGTAGGGAATCCGTAATCCTCTACACATTGAATCGCCATCTGTTTCGTCATCATCATTTCAATAAGCGGATATCTGCGCTGCCACTTTCCGTCAGGATATTTAGCTCTTCTTTTTGCCTCTTCCACACTTATTCCAAGCCAAGTATCAACGCCTCGATCCGTGAGATATTTCTCTCCATACTGCTCATTTAGGAACCTTTGTATTACTTCTGTCTTCCACTTCACCGAGCAAAATGTTGGTTGCTTTCCTGCGCAATCACCGGATTTAGAGCGACCATTCCATTCAGTAAAATATCCGGGTAATGGGGTATCAGGATCCGGGCCAACGAGGTCGTACGTTGCATATTGTGTTTTACTAACGATGTGATAATCGACACCAATTTCTTTGCAAAGAGGAGCCATATACTTGCGCTGAAATTCAAATACGTTGCTTGCTTCTCGTTCGGTATCAGACATGACAATTACGTCTGGTTTAGGTAGAACGCCAGCGTGAATAAGGCATATGATTGCGTTACTCTGCGTTCCCCCTCCAGATGAAAACACGTTGAATCGTTCAGGCTTATGCGTGAAAGATTTCCTAGGTATGAAATTCTTCATAAATCCCGGCATAGATAGCCTCAGCTAATTAACGTTTAGATGAAATTACCTGATAGTCTCGACCAGTTTGTTGCGCATAATTTATCGCTGCTTGTTTAGTGTCGAAGGTGTTCCCATTTTGCCAGGCCCCATTTGACCGGTACTGAATGGTATATTTACGTTTCATACTCAACCTCTCGCTGTCACGTTGTCTTTAGATTTCCGATAGCCAATAAAAAAGGCCGCCATTAGGCAGCCTGTGATTCCCAGTGACGAGCTTGTTGCCTGTTAAGCCAGGCTAACTTCACCCACAAGTCGTGAACGCCATCACCACGCACTGATGCTTTGCATTTACCGCGGTAAGCGGCGTAATCAGTCCGGCATTCAGCCGCGAATTTCTTGCAAGTTTCCATCCTTCCCTCACTTAGTGATGTGAACCGCGCCCTTACGGACTGTTCGGTAGCCTGCGTTATAAATCGCGATTTCCGGTAAGCACATCCCATCCTGCACTTCAC